TCTGCACCGACGCGCTGTCATAGGTCAGCGTCAGGTCATGCGGGAAATGCGCCGCGATCTGCGACGCCCGCGCGATGGTTTGCGCCTCGTAACTGTCCGCCGTGATCGGAGTGAACAGGTCCAGTTGCAGGATGCCGAACCTGTCCAGCACGTCCGCACCCGAAAGCCGCGACCGGACAGGCTCATTCGGCATGTGCGTGACGCTGATGTATTCGCCCGCCGGGGGCGTGAACGCGACGCCGGGATACGCCACAGGCACGACCGGCGACAGCACCAGCGATTGCACCCGCGCCACCAGCGCAATGTGGATCTTCGTGTCGCTCATGTCCGGGCCACCTGTGCAACGACCGCGTCAACAATGGGGATGAACCGCTGCACCGTGAGCCGCACCATGCCGTTCGGTGCCTGCCCGGACCAGCCGTCCTCAAGCCGCTCCGCATACGGCAGGTTGTTGACCATGTAGATCACGTCGCCGATCTCGATCCGGCCCGTGACGCCCGCCACCTTGGCCATGACGACGTTCCCGATAGGGTCTACAGTTTCCAATGTTCCAGACGGTACTATGCCGATGGCCGGTTGCCAGTTGCCGCGAAACCGGCCCGTGTCCACCGGCGACATTCGGATGACGCTTTTGAACACGCCAAACGCGATCTTGCGGACGGCGCGCTGCATCTTGTCCGTGGTGCGCTGCTCAAACTTCTCCAGATCGGCCCCGAAACTCATTTCCGTGCCACCATGCGATAGTGCGTGACCGTGCCAGCCGGGGCGAACTTGCCCGCGTCAACGATGGTCAGGACGCCTTCCGAGCACACGATGCGATCCGTCGTTGTCGGAACGATTTCCAGCGGGGCGACGACCACCCGCCAATCACCCGCTTTCACGAGAACGCCGTCCACGTCCGACTGATCGACCGGGAACAGCGCCAGCCGCGCCGGGTAGTCCGTCGTCGTTACCGTGCCGCCCGTGGGGCTTGCAGGACCGCCGCCCGTGGCCGTGGTGCGACGGATGCTGCCAGCCTGCCCGAATTGCGACAGCATGCGCGTCGCCAGCGCAGCCGCGTTCGGATAGAAGGTCACGCGCGCACCAGCCCGACTTGACCCGGCCCGCCGATGATGTAATGCCGCAGGATGCGGTCAACCGCCGTGAAGCGGGGCCGCGCCTTGCCGCCGGTATACTCCACCTCGATCACGTCCAGCTTTTCGCGCTTCACCGCGCCGTCAAACGTCGCCAGCGGGTCCGCGCCGCCTTGGATCAGGTGCGCCATTTCCATCTGCGCCGCCTTCACCGGCGCCGGGATTTCATCGGAGCGGATTGGATAGGGGTCGTAGTAGGCCAGCGCGCCATAGCCAATCCCGTCCACGCGCGGCCATTCCAGCGCCTGCTCTGCCGTCGCCTTGTCGCCTCGGAACGTGTAGGTGCTGTCAATCACGACCGCCGCGCGGCGCAGGTTGATTTCGTCGCCGCCGTCAGTGCCAGAAAGCGTCCAGCCCATCGCCGCCGCGCGCGCCTGGTATTCGGCAAGCGTGGCGTAGCTGTCCGCATCCACCGCGCCGATGGTCGTTGTCAGTGCCATCACTCAGCCGCCTTCTTGCGCGTGCGGCGCGGCTTTACCGCTTCTTGCCGCCCTTCTTCCCGTAGCCCTTGCCCTTCGGCATTGCCTGTCTCCTTCGCGCGCGGATCGTCCGCGTTGATGATCTTGAAGCCCCGCGCGTTGTCGGCGGGAATGCGAACGGTCGTGATGCGCATCAGAACAGCGCCAGAACGCCGGTTGCGGTCGTGCCGGTCTGTTTGACAACTGTCGCCTGCACCGGCAACAGGAAGCCCGCAGGAAGCGCCGTGAATGTCAGCGCAGACCCGTCATCCATCGTCAGCGCAAGGTTGCCCGCTCCGCCGATCCAGAACGCGCGTGCGGTGCGGCCAAGGGCTTGATCCCCGCCGAATACGTCAACCGCCACGCCGCCGGTCGCGCCAAATGTCGAAGCTACAGGCATCGCGCCCTCCATGTTGAAAAGCGGGGCAGCCGGAGCCGCCCCGCCCGTGTCATCAGCCCATCAGGATGGCGATGTGCTCGCCTTGGATGGCCTTGAAGCCCCATGCAAGGTGCAGTTCCCACGTCCGCTGGCCATACTGCGCGATGTCCAGCATGAGGTAGGTCATGCCGAACTGATCCGAGATCAGCGTCTGCGAGATAGTCGGGTTCGCGGGCATAAGCGGCGGTCGCATGATGCCAACGACGGCGTTCCGGTCGAAGCCCATGTTCGGCGTGTAGCTGGCGCCGATAGTCAGTTCGGTGCCGGTCGCCGTGACCGCCGCTAGGCCGGGGTTGCCGATCACGATGTTGCCCGCGACTGCCGTGGTGCCGGTGTTCACGACGTATTTCGTCGTGTCGCCCGCGAACGTGACCACGTCGCCCGATTTGATGCCGGTCGTGTTCACGATGCCGCCATCCAGCGCCAGCGTGGTCAGTCCCGCCGCCAGTTCGCCGTTGGCGTCATAGCCGGCGCCCGCGCCCTTGACGTGCAGTTCGATCCCCGCCGACTGGCGCATGGCGAAGCCATACTGCCGACCGACGATGCCCGCGCGGCGCTCTGCGTCCGACCCGCTTTCGTCCGCCTTGTTGACCAACCCCAGCTTGAGCAGGTTGGCTTCCGACGTGGTGTCCATGACGAACTGAAGATCGCCGGTCGGCGCGCCGTTGTCACGCAGCACCTTGCGCAGATCGACCAGCGGGTTGATGGCCGATGCGAACGGGTTGGTGCCCGCCGTGCCGACCGCGCGGCCTGCGCCGGTGTAGATCGCGCGCACGCAGTCCTCTTCGGCCTCGTTCCGCAGCGTGCGCATGCCTTGGGCGACCAGTTGGCGAATCCACTCCGCCGACGTTGCGCCGTTGTCCAGCGAACGCTGTTGCTCGCCGGTCAAATGCCATGCGACCTTGCGCGACTTGGTGATCGTGACTTCCACGTCCGACGCGGTTGCATCGGCACCGGTGGACGTGACGTTGGCGGGCGTGAAATCCGACGCGGCACGGGTCGGCGCCACCGGCACTTTCACGTTGTCGCCGACTGCGACCCCCTGATCGTTGAAAGTTGCGTTGATGGCGTCAACCGCGCCGAAAGGCTCCGCCGACACGGCCTGCGCGGCAGAGAACAGGATCGGCTCAAGCGCCGTGAGAATGTTGGCCATTGGGGCCTCCTATGTCACTCGATGATGGAAACGCCGGGGTTGGCGGCGTAAAACGCGGCCTTGTCCTTGGGCGTCATGGCTGCCAGTTCGCCAGCGCGAACCGTCTTTCCTTGTGGCGTCCCGCCGGTCGATCCGGGCTGCTTCCCGCTGCCCCCCTTGCCCCCGTCTGCGACGAGGTGCGGGATGGACGCCGCCAATTCCTTGGCAAGGTCCGAGAGTGTCGCCCCGTGGTCGGCCCCGCTGCCAATCATGGGTTTGCCGTCAGCCGTCATGACCTTCGGGCTGCCGTCGTCGTTGAAGGCGATCCGGTTCGACGCATAGCCCGCCAGAAGGTCCAAGCCTTCCGGGACGACGCCGACCTTCGCCAATTCCGCCTTGAGTGCCGACGCCGCTTGCGACCGCATGAGCGTTTCCGCCCGCTGTTGCGCGGCTGTCAGCTTGCCCTCGTATTCCGCCTTCATGGCGTCCAGCTTGGCCTGCGCTTCCTCCGCGCCCTTGCCAGTGCCCTGTGCGGCCTTTTCCAGATCGGCGATGCGCTGCGCCACCGCGTCGGGTTTGTCGCCCAGCCGCGCCCATGCCTGCACGTTGGCCCGCTCCTTCTGGAGCGCCGTCTTGAGGCCCGTCACGTCCTCGGGCTCCGGCAGTGCGCCAAGGTCCAGCTTGCCATCGGCCACGAGGGTTTGCATCCACGCCGGAAGGCTGGCCGCGTCGGTAACGTCGATTTTCATGGTGTTCGCTTCCCGCGATTGTGGGGCATCCCGCCCCGGTTAGCTGCGGACCCGCGCCCGCAATTCTTCCAGCGTCAACTCGCGCCCGTTCGCGTCCAGCAACTGCCGGAACGTGATCTTGCCATCGCGCCACAGGGCCGCGCGACCAGTCCCGAGTGCCGCGTCCTGTTCCGCCTTGCTGCGCCGGGACAGCCACGCTTCGAACGTCGTATCCGCCGCGACCTGTCCATCCATGCTGGCCCGCGTGCCCGCCGGAAGATCGTCTATGTCAAAGCCCAACTCGCGCCAGCTTTTCGTTTCCGGGCGCGACGATGACCGGCACCCCCAGTGCAGATTGCCGGGACCGGACAGCCACGGCACGTCATGGCCGATGGGCTTTTTCGTCACCGGCTCGTAGCGCAGGCCGTCGCGCACCATGCACAGGACCGTCGTGCGCCCGTCTAGCGTGCTGGTCCACACCAACGCGCTCAGGATGTCCGCGTTCTGGTCATAGGCCGTCTGCCGCGCCCGCTCCGCCACCGCCTGCGTTGCCGACCGGACAAGCGCCTCAGCGTTGCGCCGCGTCGTGTCCATGAACCCGACGACCGTCTCCCCGCCCTGCGTCCCGCCGCGTATGCGCCGGATCAACTGCGCGTTCGTCTCGCCTTGGGCGATCCCCTGCCGCATGGCGTCCTGAAACCGCTCAAACGTGTCGCCCGCCTGCCGTGACCACCAGTCCGCAACCGGCGCACCTTGCACCAGCACACCGGCCACCAGCGACCGCGCCTGTTCGCGCGTAATCGACGCCGTTGCCATGTCAAAGCCGATGCCGTTGTTCAACGCGCGTGTGACGAAATCGACCTCAATGTCCGCCACTTCCGCCAGTTCCGCCGCCAAGTGCCGCGCCGTACCGCGATAGCTGGCCTTGATTGTGTCCCGCACCTGCGCCAACAGCTTTTCCAGCCGCCGCACGCGGTAGGATTGCCGCGCCGGTCCGGTCGGGTCCGCCTTGGCGATGGCCGCGACAATCTCCGCCTCAAGGTCATAAAGGAACCGCCGCACCGCGCGTCGTTCCTCCGCCTCAAGCCTCAGCAGGTCCAGCGCATGTGTCGTGAACAGGTCCGCAATGGCCGCGTTTGTGCTGCCTTCAGGTGCCAAGGTCCATGCCTTCGCCGGTCAGCGCCGGGTCCGCTGTGCCGATCCGTTCTTCCTCTTCTTCGGCCACGATGTCGCCCCGGATCGCGCCGCGACGCGCCATTTCCGCGATGAACGTGTTCCGCGAAAGGTTGCCCGTGTTCACCGCGTTCAACAGCACGCCCAGTTCCTGCGCCATGAGCATCGTGACGCAGAAATCCTTGTTGACATTGACCGTGACCGGCTGTTCATCCCCGGCATAGGCCAGCATCCATTGCAGCGCCATTTCCATCGCGTCCTGCAACTGGTCCGCCGTCATCGCCAGCGCGCTCGTCTCTTTCGCCGCGTCCAGTGCTTCGCCCGTGGCCGATTGCCCGCCCGGTCGCGTTGCCAGAAGCTGCAAGCCGTGGGCTTCCATCTGGAACTCAAGGTCTTTCAGGTCTTGCCGTCCGGCCTCGATTGCATCGCCCGAGTGCTCCACCCATTTCATGTCGGCGTTCGGGTCCGTGGCCGTGCTGACCATTCCCGCGCTGATGACGATTGGCCCCGTGTCCTCCGATACGCCCGACTGGAACAGCACCGGCACCCGCGCAAAGTGCAGGATGTGGCGCTGGTCCGACTGCGACTGCCAATGCGCGATGTTCACATCCGCCAGGTCGTCAAGCATTGGCTCGCCGGTGAAGAACCCCGTGCGGTTGGCATAGAACGGCACGACGGTGATTTCCCGCATGTCCGACATGATCGGTTCACTCAGAAGCTGCCAGTTGTCGTTGTCGCTGGCGTCCTTCACTTTGCGATAGATGCGCGTTTGCACGCCGGTCGGCATGCGGTCCAGAACCCGGACCTGTTCCACGTCGATTTGCCCGAACTCGTCATCCGGGTCGGGTTCGGTCGCTTTTTCCATGATGCGCAGTTGCGTGAGCGTCATCACGTTGGCAATTGTCTCAGCCTTCCATCCCAGCACGTCCTCAGCCTGCAAATGGACCAGATAGGGCCGCAAGTTCTGCGCCCGTGCCTGCGCCTGCGTTATGCCCGATTGGCGCGGCGGGGCGTCAGCCATGATATAGGCGATCCCGGCGTCCAGTCCGTCCTCGAACACTTGGCGCGCAAAGGTGGACAGGTCGCGGCCTGCCATGTCGATGTTCTGCGCCCATTCCATCAGTCGTTCGGGCGCGTCCTCAACCTCAAGCGGCTTTTCGAATACCCGGCCCGTCATGTCCCGCACCGTCTTGCGATACCCGTTGAACAGCCAAGACGCCATCAGCCGCGCGCGGTAGCCTTCCGGGCTTTCCGCCGGGAACCGGGGCAGATACCGCTCGCCCGCGCCGCGCATTGCCCCCGTGCCGCCCAT